GCCGTGCCATTAGCGCTAAAATCAGTGCCTACAAAATGTACGGCTGCGGCATCACCTATGTCTGCTCCAAGGGTCGAATTGGCCGACACGATTCCGCCAAAGAATTGCACCAAATTGCAGAAGATCGGACCGGTTGTAGATTTTCGGCAGCGATAGCCGATGTTGTTGGCTTGAAATGTTGGGTCGTAAACACTGAAAACCAGCGATCCTACGTTCTCTAATCCAACATCGCAGGAGTCAATCTGCACTCTCTCAATATCAAACCGCGCCCAGCGAGTCAAACGAATGCCGTGATGCGCCTTGGCGTTCCCTTGAATGCGCAGGTCTGTAATGCTGCTGTATACCTCTAGAACGCTTACATCGGAGCTGAAGTCAATGATCGGCGTCGTCGTTGCGCCAGTCTTGCGAAGTACGGTAGCCCGCTTACCTGCACCAACCAAACGCACGGATACCGCTCCCGTCCAGTTTTTGACAAGGCTAGTGACAAGATAAGTTCCGGCTGGAATGTATACCGTTCCGCCGCCAGCGTTAAACACTGAATCAATTGCAGCCTGAATTGCTGCTGTATCGTCAACGACACCATCGCCAACGGCTCCGCGGTCTTTAACGCTAACCGATTCGCGCAATTTTGCTTCAACAGTCGTAGTCACAGCCCCTGTTCCGCCTGGCGTGTAACTAACACCAGACGAATTGGGATTTATTCCTGTCCCGTTTAAGAAGCTATAAACAAACGTCCCTTTTGCGTCCAACAGCTTGATGGAAAAGTTAACCGCATTCACATAAATCTGAGCAGGCGTACCAGAGTTTGAGACGTAGCCGTTAATGGTGCGAAGTGGCTGCGCTGCTGGGATCGTCAAAGCCTCATCAAAATACACTTGCACGGGGTTGATTTGTGCATCTAGGTTTGGAACACCAATGTAAACATATCCATTGTCCAACGGCTGGCCGTCGCGGTTTTGGAACACTGGGAAGGGGACGCTTACTGATAGTGCTGGCATGATGTAAATTCTACCTTGTGTTTTGTTTAGGGGCTTACGATTGGCAATGCGTTGAGGGCATCGTTAATTCTTGCTTTCGTCTTGCCTTCTTTTCTCATCTTGACAATTTGCTTTATCCCTGACACTAATGGCACCGGTAGCCCAGTGATCGCCCCAGACACCCCAGCTTCTGCCATTGCCGCCAAAAATGTTCCGGTTGTCCCTGACGTGTTAATAAGTGTTCCAGGGGGGACGGTTGTCACATACCGAACAACATCGTTCAAATCTCTAACAGTTTGTGCATTCTTCTTACCAAGCATGATGTCCAATCGGCCGTTTTTATCCAATGCATTAACGGTTTGATTTAGCTTTGCTGGTGAAACAATAGGTCGATCGTTTGAGTCCATACCAAGGCCTTTTGTAGCCTCATCGCGCAAGTGGCGCACGGTAGCCCCCCGGAGTTCGTTCCATGCCTGTCTACCATCATCGCCACTTGTCACCAGAACACGCTTTAAGAAAGTTATCTCTTCTGGTGAAGAATTAAGAACAGATTTGTTAAAGACTTGATCTGCTGCAACTACTGGATCGGCCATGTTCTTTCTGTTCTTAATGAGCCTAGCGACAAATACCCTATTCTCATATTTGCGCGCCTGTTCCGCACGTGTTGCTCTAGCTTTTTTGTATAGATCCCCGCCGAGCCCTTCGGTGCCCACATCAAAGGCCCTTCTTAATGAGCCACCATGGAATTGGTCTGCGCCATCATATCCCGCCCTCTGAAACGTCTGCCGTAAGCTTTCAGCTTGCCGGAGTGACACGGGTTGAGCAACAAGATTTCCAGACGCATCAGGGATTGCGGCTCCAATGGAAATCGCCTTCTGCCTTGCAGCTTTTAAGATTGGAGCCAAATCACCTTCTGGGATATTCTCGTTAATGTAACTAACCACGGAATTTAAAGTAACGTTATTTTCAAGCTCACCGGCCAGCTCTGCCGCTTTATATGCCGCTCTAGTTTTGTTTTTTGCAGAAGTCAAACCTTCAGTTAAAGATTTGACAACAGCCCCGCCTATTGTTGATAAGTCAGCAAGTTGCGCGTCTGTCATGTCAATGAGCGCATCAAAATTCTGCAATGCGCCTAAATTGTTTTCTTCCGCTCGGCTCCGCAGTGGGCCTCCAAGATCAGTCTGAATCTGCTTTTTCTCGAATTCCAGTTGTTGCGACTCTCTACTGGCCGCGCCTCTTGTCAACTTGATTGGAACAGGTAAGCCCTCGGCGGTCTCAACTCGTCGAATAGCCTGCGGAGTTGCCGCAGCCCCAACAGACCGCCCCCCAGAGGCCCCGCCCCGTGGCGTAGCTTCTGCACCAGGAATAAACTGTCTTGCGGTTTCTGCCGCGTTAGAAATAACTTGGCCAACTTTTTTGGAGCCTTGGATAATCGGGGCGGCTGCTCTACTTGCTGTGGCTGCTACGATTGGCGTCGCCGCTTTGGTGGCCGCAGAAACGGCACCAATTGGGCCAACCACGGGCAAAACAGGGGGCAATCCTTGCAGCGCCTCACCGATAGCCCCAACTTGCTCTTGTCCTGCTTGTGTACGGGGCACATAGGTTAATGCTTGAGCGCCTTTTGCTGCCGCTTGCTCAACGGCTCTAACAGCCTCAGGAGTGCCAAATTGCCCAGAAAGAATTTGCTCTGTCAAGCCCTTTACTGCGCCGCCGACCATTCCCGCTGCGCCACCGACTGCGCCAGTGCCAATGGTTAAGGCCGTTTCACCAGCGCCAATGATTTGCTCACCGATGCTTGGTTCTTTAGGAATTGGTGCGTTTTGCTGCTGTAAGGTGGCCGTGTTTTCCTCGCTCTTGGCGAGCTGGTAAGCCTGCGCAACGGTGTCAAACTCAGGTGTTCCGCGCTTGGCTGAATTTTTGACGATCCAAGCCGCGTATTCGTCAGCGGTTGCCATTTATTGACCCCCTCTCAGAATTGCGTCAGCTTGAGACCGGACGTTCGCTGTTGGGGCCGCTGGTCGTGGTGTGTTACCTGTTGGTATCTGATCCACAAGCTGCTGGCGTTTTTCTTCTGCAACTTGCTCAGGTGATCGATACCTTTTTGCCACGTCGCCCACAATGCGCTGACTAAAGTCGCCAAATGTTTCGCCTGGCTTGGTTGTGTAATCTCCGGCAATAAACGTGCCACTCGCTCGGGTTAACATGCCTTTGTTGTTTGATAGCCAGTCAGTTTTAGCGTTAGCTACGGATGCCTCGATGTCTTGCAGTTTGCCCATTCCGCGCAAGAAGTTGGAGATTGTTTTGGCGTCCGCGTTTTCTGGTGGGATGCCTTTCAGCGCAAGCTGAATATCCTTATCTGTGGCAACACCGGGGGGCAATGCTTTTATCGCAGCCGAGTTCCTGACCCGCGTATATTCTGAACGAAGTTCTTGCAACGCGCCTTGCGAGCCAGTTGTTTTGCGCAAGTAGTCTGCAAAGCTACTGGCAACACCGAACCCACCACCGGCGGCATCAAGACGCTTTGCTAGGTCATTGTATTGGTCTGCCGATTGCTTTGATGCTGCTGCCGCAACTGCGGACTCATTAATAAGTTTTCTTGCGTCTGTGGGAAGTTCGTTCACATTCTTTTGGATGCTGGACAGTTTTTCGGCAACCGTGGCTTGCATTGTTTGAGCATCAAGATTCAATCTGGCAGACCTGTTGGCAATTTCGTTGTTTATATTTCTAATCTGAGCTGCATTTAGGGCTAAACCTGCTTGGGCGATTGGTCCGGCAAACTGCGCCTCGACCCTGGCTTTGTTTGCCTGTGCTTCGGTCAATGCTGCTTCGGCTGCTGCTCTTTCTGGCGCATTAGTGGCTGTGGCTTGCGCTATAATTGCATTTGCCACGGCCTCATCTGCCTCTGCCCTGGCCTGGGTCAGTGCAGATGGTGCTTGAGCTTCTGCGCGTGCTGTGCTTGAAGCCTTGTCGATGTTTTCAAAAAACTCTTTTGCGCCTGGAATGCCTGCGGTACGGGCTGCTAAAGACTTAAAAACAACCCCAGGGCCGCGCTGTGGATCTGCTGCGGCTTCGGCCAGTTGCTCAAACAATGTTGCGTCTTCTGGGTCTCCACTGTTGCGTGCTGCAACGGCCCGCTCTTGCAGCAATTTGATGCCAGTCTGTGGATTGGCTTGCAAGGCAGATAGTATCTGCCCGCTGGATTTCAGTACGCCTTGTTGCTGCTCTTTGCTGATACCTTCCATGAATGGTAAAAACGCTTTGGACTGCTCTGGGGTGAGCAATGACGCATAGCGTGCAGCGTCACGCATAGTTGGGTTTGGATTTGTGAAGAATCGTGCTTGCTCTTGCGCGGCAAATTGCTGCTGCTGTTGCTGACGTGCTACTAGTGCACGCTGTGTTTCGATATCTGCCAAGCCAGCGCCGATCTTGACGCCCTGCAAAGCCTGTTCAAATGGGTCTGCGACTTGTGCAAGGTAATTGATGGGTTCCATGTCTTTTCCTTAAAAAAAGCCGTTGATGGCTGCGTAATCGGCTTGTGACATGCTTGGCTGACTTGCTGTTGCGGTATTACTGAATGGGCTGGATAAACCGCCAAACAACTTGCCAAAACCACCCGCGCCTTGAATTGCTCCAAAGGCTTTGTTGATGCCGCCTGTAAGTGCGCTTTGTTGGCCCAAAATTCCGCCAGATTCGGCTTGGCCCTGCCTACCTAAGAGGTTTGTGATATTCGCACCAGTTGACATGCCAGCATTGCCAACACCAGCCGCAGCATTCTGGCCGAGGGCAGTCAAACCGCCGAGGCGGCTATACTGTTGCTCGATAAGTTGATTCAGCAATTGGGGCCGGAATTGGCCGAGGGCCGCCTGAACATTCCCACCACGAAGGCCGCCAGTTGCCGATGCGTTTTGAAGGATGGCGTTTTCACCCTGTTGCTGTAAGGCCTGAAACTGTGGACCACTTTGCAGGGCTGTGATGGCTTGCTGTTGTGCCTCTGGCGTGCCCATGCCAAGCAAGGCCTGCTGCTGTGCGAGTGCGCTTGTTCCGGCTTCGGAGTAGGGCTGCAATAGCTTTTGAATGGCGTCAAACTGGCGGCGCTGTTCGTCAATGCCGCCTTGCGCTGATTGCTGTTGGGCTTGTGATGCTGCACCTACAGCTTTGCGCCCTTCGATTGCGCCGCCAAGACCTGCGCCAATGACACCACCAACGCCTGGAAATAAGAAGTTGCCTGCAATGCCGCCTAGTGTGCTAAGTAAACCCATAAAACACCTCAATAGTCATTGGATGCCGCTGGTAGCATTTTCCTCAGCGGATTGATTTTCTCATATTTTAACAGCCCGTCAATCTCCCATATCACATTCGCGCTCTTCCCATGCCTGGCAGGCGCGTAGATCGTGGCAAATAAAATCAAACTTGTCGCAATATCCTCTGAACCCGGCTGCAATATCCCACTCATTGCGGGGGATACGTTCCATTTTGGCCTGCGTCATGGTGCTATTGTCGTAATACTCACAGTTAGAGCAACGACGACGCCTAGCCTCTTTTTCGTCAACTTTCATTGCCTTGCCCAAAGCGACCCAATACACCTTATTGGCTGTTGGCTCATTGCTAGGCTTCTCTGGGCCAAGCATCCAGTCATCAATTACGGTTTGGGTGTTCTTCTTGTTTTCCGCCGCCGTGATAAATTCTTCTTCCATCGGAAGGCCCATAAAGCCCTTGGGCATCATCATAAAATCCTTCATGGCATTCCTTAGGTAATTTCTCGGCCTGATGCGCGAATGGTGAGCGAGGTGGCTGCGCTGGCAATTGTGCTAATGAAGCCGCCAGACTCCAAAGCTTGGCCAACCAATTCGGGACAGGTGTAGGTTTCATCTGGCGCAATGATTCTGGTATCTACAATCAGATTGCTTGCCCCAGCACTTCCGCCATTTGTCACCAAATTGACGCTTATGGTCACGTTTGCTGCACTGGTATTGGTGACGGTAAATTTGTCAATGATTGCCCTGCAATTCACTGCTATGTATTGCGTGGTTTGGCTGTTTTCAGCTTGTTTTGCTGGGATCAACACTTTCACTGTTACTGTCATAGCACGCCCTCAATGTTGTTGTTTACTGTCAGAATGATAGACGGAATTCCAGGATGCGGTACAGCCGCTGGGAATGTTTTTAGTTCCACACTGAGGTTTGTAACGGAGAACATCAACTCCACGTAATCTCCAGATTTCAGCTTAAAAAAATAATTAACCGATGAAAAAATCTCTGCATTGTTGCCTTGGATACTGATCCTACTTGCGCTATTTGTTACATCAACACCATTAAGTCTAAACCAGATATCAAAAACATCCGTTCCGCCTGTTGTCTTATCAAGCTGAAAAGACGTATCAAAGTTATAGATGCCTTCGGTATCGACGTAAATTCTTGACGCTGGGGAACCAAGATAAACGCCATTACTCAAGTCGGTGGCATTAAATGTGATCGCTGTGGCTGTGTTGATAACAGTGGCGGTCTGGGTTGTGGTGTCATAGAACGAGCCATACCGGCTGCGCTTGAATTCTCGCTGAGGCGGGGCCATCTGCAAGCCTTCAACGGCTGCGGCAAGTTTGGCCAGTAGCTCAAGCGCCTGGTTCGCCTTATTTTCGGCCGATGCGCTGCTGATAGATGACTCTTGAGCCAGTGCCGTGATTTGAGACAGCGCCTGATTTGCGGTGGCCGAGGCCGTGTCTGCTTGATATTCAAGGCCTGTCCCGGCAACCGGCAACAATGTATCAACAGTCTGAAACAGTAGTTCAAACTGTCTTATCTGCTGCTGGTCGGTCAAGAATGCCGCGAGTTGATCGCGGGTCATATTAAGACGACGTGATACTGGTGCCGTTGCCATCAGAACGCCAATGGCTCAATTTGAGCCTCAAGACGGGCAAAGGAAATATGCGCGTCACTGTCGCCTCGGAATCTTTGGATGCGCCAATTCCTCATGTGGCCCTGCTGGAACCAAGATAACCGTTTCTTTGTGTTACCTAATGTTCCTACAGATATAGACCTGTCTTGACTCCAAGATTGACCGTCATAGGAATAACTGGTGCTGATTTGTGGGTTCTTGCCTAGCTCAATACTTCCTGTCAGGCTAACCAACTCAAGCTGATTGAATATAGCGCCTTTGCCCTCGTTGTAAACGATGGTGGTGACAAACTCCCATCTAACCTGTTGGCCCCAATGATGACCAACAGATTGAGAAAGATATCCAACATTATCTGATTGTGGGTCACCAACAAGCCACTTATTGTAAGCCCAGACAAAGCTCCTTGCCCGGTACTGTGAGAAGCCAACTAATGAAGAACTAAGCGTAAACCAAACCTGTTCGCCAAGCGCCTCTGAGGCGGCTGCATCATAAACAATTGCCCTATCTGGAAGATGGACATAAAGGTATTGGTTACCCTTATCGTTTCTAGACTCAAGCTTAACTAGGGATAGTTGCGATTCTGTATATGTCAACAACAAACCATCAATCTCTTGAGTGCTAATCTTTTGAGCGCTCGCTGATGCGCCAACATAAATACTTGGTGCTTCATTCCTGCCGCTGCCTAAGAATGCAATTCGATCCATGTAGACGCAACAAGCATGCGTCCCAATGCATCCCTTTTGAATCTGAGCCCCGTCAATTCTTTGGAATGGGAATAGATCGCCGCCTACGTTGTCAAACACCTCGATGGTGTGTCTGTTCATCGCATGAATTTCGTTTCTTAATTTCAGAACAGCAACGATTGGATCTGGATCGACTTCAGAGCTTCCATACTTCAGCGGGTTGACATTTGTGGGGGCACCCAACTCTGTGACAATCAGAAACTGGCCATCTGTCGTCATAAAGTACCCATCGACCCAGGCAACATCCAGCACTGTTCCGATGTCTGGGTCTGTTACTTGTGAAAGAACCCCATCCCAATAGTAGAGCCGACCCCCAGATGCAATCGCCAATTGGTCAAAGCTGTAATCAAACGTGACTAGGCTATCTGTAGGGCCGCCCACATCGCCTAACACTGTCACAGTGCCATTACTTGCCACCGATACCAACTTGGTGCCCATGACCCGGTAACAAACGCCGTTCCACTCAATGCCGCCTCGGTCAATGCCTGGGCCTGTGCCATTTGCAACTATGCCATCCCCTGGACGTAGGAAGCCGTTGCTGATGCCAGATTTCTTGGGAACAGGAACAAGATTTACAGGGTAACTTGTGCGAAGTTCAGGAGTGGTGTCGGCATAGATGCCGTTGAGGATTGGAATTTGCATACTTACCTTCCATAATCAGCAAATCCGGTACCAAGAGTTCGTGGGCTGATAAAAGCGCACGCGGAAGAATGCATTAGCTGCCAGCGTAGTCGGTGCGCCAAAAGCCGCCGAGGCACCATTAAGCGCCAATGTAAACGTGGTGATGATCTGCGTGGTGGTGATTAGAACCTCGGTGCCATCAGGTACGCCAGTGTTCAATGGAAGCGTGACCGTGCCAGTTGCCAGCGTGCCGGCAGGCTGGATAATCATCCACTGCTGTTCGCTGATTGGTGTTGGCACAGTGACATTGAACCCAGCCCCAGGCGTATACAGGTTGGTTGCCACCGTAGGCGAGGCAAACGACGTTTGGAAATACTCCAGCAATTGACTAACCGAAACCTTCCGAGCATCGCCATTATTCGGCACGTAAATCGGGAGCAAGTCCCCAGCCGATACTTGACTCAGGCCCGACAATTGATTAATGGTAGGCATGTTTTTCCCTTAATTGAATTCAATGGGACCATCTTGTCCCGCCAACAGCGGATCAACAGGCCTGCGCAAGAATGGATCATCATATCCGCGCCATGGCTTGTTCCCAGCCCCAGCAGGCATTGAGCCAGGCAATTGCTGCTCAGGAGGCATTGCTGCACGCGACAAAAGCGTATTGTAAGACTCTTTGGCAGTTGCCTTGGTGTCTGGCATTACTTGCTTTCCGTAACTCGGCGCAAGCTTAATAGCCAGATTGGTGTATATCGACTGGTTTGCCGAGTCGGGGACATTCGTTTGTTCGTCCAAATCGCTATCTAATGGGCTGGACGGCAAAGGGTACCCCAAACGAATGCCAAGCGCATTCCATGACGCGATCATCATGTCCAACCTTTGCAGGGCCGACTGCAGTTGCTCCGGGCTAAGATCAAAAACGTATGAAGCAAGCCCAATTTCATCAAATGCTTGCGTAACAAATTGGCGCTTGCTCCATCCCATTTTTTTCTCCTACGCAGTGCGAGATAACTTAATTTTAACTTGCCCGGCTGCCACTGCGGTAGTGTCAGAATCAGCCGCAGCGCCAGTAATTGCAATTCCAAGACCAAGTGAGAATCTGTGTCCGTTAAATCCTGGAGTGACTTCAACTTGACCTGTAGCAGGCACTGTAATCACAAATTCTGGCACGTCCGTTCCAACGGTCGGCGCAGTCGCCTTATTATATAACTTCACATACGCTGGAGTTGCCCCAATATTACTAGCAAAAAACGCCTGCAACCCGGCGCTTCCGGAAGTAATCAACGCCCCGTTAGTTGTTGCCGCGCTGTTCAAGAAGAACCCTGTTGGAGCCGTTGGAGTGCCAGCGGTGGTGATAGTTGTGATCGCAGTTATCGTGCCGCCTTGGACCGTCACTGGGGCCGCAGAACTGATATCTCCGATTGGACGGGGGAGCAATTCAACACGTTCCCGCTCAAAATCAAACACCCGCACAAAGCTAATACGCATGTCAGTGCGTTTAATAACTCCGCCGCCTGATGTCGTTGAGCCAAAATCAACCGGCAGAACCATGCTGTTGGTATATGGCAAAACAAGAGTCAGAACAGTAGTTGCCACGTTG